GCAAACTCTAGGGGCGCACCGTCTGCTCCTGTCAATTCGTGCTTTTGGGTTTCTGCCCAGCGCATCTGTGTCTTGCTCCACCAAATAGCCGCAGTCGTGTCTCCAGCCATTACCTTTTGGAATAGGGTTTTCCCTACCTGTGCGTTTGCCTTGGCTTTGCCTGATTGCATCTCACTTGCAAAGTGCGCCCGTAGGGTATCAACGCTGATTCCGTCTCGTATCAATGCGCCTATTTGGTCAATTGGCAAGCCATAACCGCTGAGTGCTTCTACCTGTTTGCGCTCTGAATCGGTAGGCTCAAAGGCTGGTCTACCTGCGCCTTCCCGTGCGCCGCCGTTAGGACCACGCTTTTTTAATATGGGTTTTTCAGTTTTCTTTGACATTTATAACCTCCGCGAAAGGTTGATTTGCTGCGTAATTTTTGAGATTAGTCGTTGCACATGCAGTTACGACATATATCGTGATTTTGCCATTCTTTGGTACTGTGGATGCGGCGAAGATGTTTCATCTTACTTGAATCCCATGCTTCTTGTAGAGTCATAGTCTCAATGTTGCCTATTGGTAGTTTTTTGCCAGCCAATTTACAACATGGCAGTATTTCACCATCATCATCAATCACAAGTTGCTTGAAAGGCAAGTCACATCCCTTACTTGGCATTTCAACATCCGCAATAGTCAGACTTGTTTTTCTGTCTGGTATTTCATTCATCTTTTGAAATGCAATTAAGTCTGCCCTGTCTTGCCAAAACTCTTGAAAAGCTTTTTCCTCGTGTTTATTTATTTGGTTCAGCAAGAAACTCACACGAACAAGTGGAAATTGTTGTCCAAGTTCGTTACGTTCTTTAATAAAAGCCAAAACATTAGCAACCACTTTATTAAATTGACCTGACAATCTCTGCTTATTGTAAGTTTCTTCGGTCACTGCATCAAGAGATACAAACAACTTAGTTAAACCTGACTGTATTAGTGATTGTCGTCGTTTGGGCGTTAAAAGTGTTCCGTTTGTAACCATGTAAATATTGATGATGCCTTGATCTCTAGTCCAGCGGATGATTTCCTCAAGGTCTTTGCGAAGCATTGGTTCATTTATGTAATTGAATTTGACAGCTTTGACCCCAATACTGACTGCTTCTTTTAAAATCTTTTCAAACTTTTTACGATCAAGTAAGTTGTTTTCAATCTTTTGGTATCCGTGAATACAAAATGGACAGGCCATGTTACAGCCAGCATTTAATTCAACATCAATTTGCAAAGGGTGCGAATGTTCCTGTAAATCAGATGCACTTGTCATCATGCTTCTAAATTCGTCCCACTCTTTTTTGTCAACATCAGGCGGACAGGCAGAAAGTAAGTGTTGATTGTGAAATTTATGTGTTTTTGTCATTTGTAACTTTTTTCGTGTCTTAGTTATTTTCAACAGTGCTTGTAATCCGAGAGAGCACTCTTGGTTTTCGATGCGATTCTTCTAGTATTTTTGGCACTGCATATTTCCATACAACTTGATGATGTATTCGTCTATCCGTAGTTCCAAGTTCACTTATTTTTACGCTTGATGGGGCATACATAACAGAATAAAAAGATTTAACATAAGTGCCAAAGTCAACATATGCCTCAGTCATTCCACCAGCATCTTGTTGTGTAATTTGCTGCTGTAGTCGTAATTGTGGTGATGTCATCAGTAGAATTCCACGCCTACCGTGTTCGACATACATATTCACATCATCATTCATTCGACCCATAAATTCGACTGGGCGATCTACACGAAACATAAATGAGTTCATTACCTTGCGATAAATTTCATCTTTTCGCATCTTGCTCAGTAATACGCAACCTTCACCACCGATAAAGTCGCCTCCTTGTGCGAATGCCACCGAATGAAAGGGTGTTGTATCTAAAAATTCAATCAGTGCAAGTAAAACATCATCCAGTTTTCCAATCTTATTTTCTGAAGTTATGTACTGCATTTCCTCATTAGTCGAGTAATCAAACCTTGTGTAATCGTCATCCAGCTGCCAAAAGTGTGTTAACTTAAGGTTGGCTGCAATTTTGAAGTTCATGTTTCTTGCGTAGACTACGCTGTTGCGTTTTTTGAAGTTGTCTCCGCTGTCAGTTGCATCAATTCCATCTTGTTTGTTGAAAACGATTACAGAATCCTTGCCATAAACTTCTTTGTATTTATCAAGTTGTTTGTCCTCGTCATCACATAAAAGGTAAATCTTACCTGTGTAACCTTGTTTACGTAACGTTTCAAAGGTGTAGACAGAATTTGCTCGACCATGCGTCAGAATGAATACAGCAAAAGTCTTAAGCATCATGCTTTTCACCCTTTTCGCTAGTGTATACATCACCTATAGCTTGCGAAAGTTTTACATATCCGTTGGCAATAGCTTTATCAAAGTCAATAATGATTAATGCGCTTTCTTCCATCAGTTGCTGTATGTCTGGACTGGCGTGGGCATAAAACTCGGCAATTTGCTCAAAGTCGAATCGAATATGCCTTGCGGCTGCTGCCAGCAAAAAATCTTTGACTTCTGACTTAATTTCGGGGTCTTGATAGATTTTTGCCGTTAGTTCCTCGTATTTTGTTTTTTCGTAAAGTTCATTTATAGGCGGACAATCACCCGAAGGTGTATAAACTGGAGCATCTATTTTCTTTGTGTATTTACTATCGTCATTTTGCTCATCTGAATCACTTAAGAACGTCAATTCTGTGATTTCTTCTGCTGTAAATCCAGTTAAATCAATGTCAAAGCCTAGACCATCTATTTCTTCTAGTTCTAGCGATAACATGTCATTGTCCCAATCAGCATTTTGAGCCAATTTATTGTCTGCAATGATGTAAGCTCGCTTTTTTGCATCGCTCCAACCTTTTGCCACCATCACAGGCACTTCGGTCATTCCTAGTTTTTGCGCCGCCAGTGTGCGCCCATGCCCTGCAATGATTCCACCTGTCTCATCTACCAAAACTGGGGTTGTCCAGCCCCACTCTTTGATGCTTGCCGCAAGTTGTGAAACTTGCTCACTAGAGTGAGTTCGTGCGTTTCGTGCATAAGGGATGAGTTTATCAATGGCCCATTTTTCGACTTTATCTGCTGGATTCATAGCGTCCTTAAAAAAAAGGGGCCGAAGCCCCAAGGCTGGCAACTGCTACCAACAAGGATGGAAACTGTCGAGCGGGGTGCTTTGGGTGCGTCCACCCTCACTTCACTTGCCATTTGTCAATTCCCATCCCTGTTGTCAGCGTTTTCATTCTACTGCAATTGGTATATTTATGTTGATAGGCCATTCACCTCTGTGAACCAAAAGTTGCACGGTTTTGTAGTGCGCCACTTTCCATGCAAGTTTTCTTTCATCTTTTGACCACTTTGAACCTTGGTCAATGTCGTAATGGCAGCTCATGCAAAGGGCTGCTGTGTACTCATCGCTGGCCTTAATTCCCCTGCCTTTGCCGCCTAAGTCAACCCAGTTTGAGTGTGCGGCTTGGACAAAGTTGCCTGAACCGCATATCTGACAATCAAGACTTGCCACTTTTTTAAGCAATTGCTTGCTGCGGACATATTCGTATTTTTTAAAACTCATCGCATCGCACGATCAGTTCTGTTGCCAGCGTAAATGTTGGCTTTTTCGGCTTCAATCCGTGCCTGTGCTGCTACCATCAACCAGCGGGTGCGTTCTCTTTGCTCTACCGCAGCCTGTAACGCCAGCAAGTGTTGAACATATTTTGGGTCGGCGTAGGCTTCACGCTCTTGGGCGGCTGTGGTCTTGTGGCCTTGTATTTCAAAGTCTTTCATTAACTGCGCTTTGACGGTTTTTCTGAGTTCCGTCATGTAAACCAACTGTGCCTCTGCTACGGCATAGTCTCCAGCGTGGTCACGCAAATAGTCTACGGCTCGGTCAAGGTTGCTCATTTATCACTCCAATCATTCGTAATGCCGCTTCTACGCTGTCAATCCGTGCCAAGGTACTACCAGCCCAATTGTTAAAAAAGTCTGTCTGTAGGCTCGTTAAACGCTTTTTAGAGGTGGTTTTGACTTCAACCAAGAATGTGTGGCCTTTGTAACCCACCAAAAGGTCAACTGGTAGGCCAATCACCCAAACATAAGCCCCGACTTTGCGTAACGCCGCCACGATTTCGGTTTGGTTAGCATCTATTCTTGCTGCGTATCTCATGCTATTTCCCAGTGCTTTGCTGTTTTTTCAACAATTCGATTTGCTCGGCAACGCACTTCCCCAAGCCCTTCCAATAGGGACTTTTCTCGTATTTCCTGACCATGTGCCGAACATGGTCTATCCAGCCCTGATTCATGGCAAGTTTGGCGTAATGTTCCGCTAGTTTTTTCATTGTTCATTTATTGTTTCTGTTATTCGCAAGGCACGTTTAGCCATTTCAACCACCTCAATTGGCTTTTTTACACCCAATTGATGTTCGGCAAGGATTCGTTTTGCCCAATACTTTTTATCATTAACGTTGGCTTTTTCGTCTTGGGTAAGTTCTCTATGTTCTGAACGCACAGGCCAAGAACCCCACTGGTGGTAGCTGCAAAGTGGTCGCTCAATATTTATGCTCCAAGGCTTACCGCAGCCTGGGTGAGTGCAAAGCAAATAACGCCCTTCGTCAATGGTTGATTCTTGACTTGTTTTCTTAAAATTAGTGAGTGCCATGGTATTTTCCTTCTACGATTTTTGCAAAATTGCTTGGCTTCAAAATCCACTCAAGGTCTGCCAAAAATGCCCTACCGTCTTTGCTGTTGACCCGACCCGTTAAAAACTTGGATTGTCCAATGTGGTCAAAGAATTCTGTAAACCAAGTCAAAACGTCTGAAATTTCGGCCTTTTTGTCCTTTGCTAATTCTTCTGCCACTTCCCGCCATCTTTGCCGCAGATAACCTTTTCGTGTGTCATTCCAAACTTCTACCCTGCGTAACGTTGGCAAGTGCTTGTGGTACAGGTCAACAATGGCTTGATGGTTGCATTTTGGTAAACCTGCTTTATCGTCAAGTTCACCGTTAGGTGGACATATATATTTATCTTCTTGGTTTATGGTTTCTAGTTTATAGTTTATAGTTGCCTTAGCGATGGGTTCCGAGTCGGTTGCCATTGGGATACCCACTGGGTTCTTTTTGCGTCCACCAAGCCGACCATTTGTTCTATTTTTTTCGGCCATTGCGTGATACTGTTGTATTAAATCATCACATTTAGCATGAAACCAGCCATCCTCATGCTTGACAAACATATCTTGCAGCACCCCATCAACCACTTGGATAGTCATTCGTAATCGTTTGGCAACCCACTGGGTATCGAGTGGTATTTTTTGTTCAGTGTCGTAATACATATCCAAAAGTCGGCGATAAGCCAAATCTTCTTCATTGGATAAATGAGCTGTTGCAGCTCGATAGTCACCAATATTAAATTGGAAATAGTGCATAAATTTTCCTTCGCTGTCCTCCGCTGAGAAAGAAACAATCGGCAGGCGGGGAGGCTCGCTTTTCGGTTTGGAGATCAAGCCAAACCTAGCCGTGTTTCAAAAAAACTATACAACAACCTTTTGCGCCTCCGCAATCTGCTTCTTAAACTTGTACTTCAACACCTGCTCCCATGACTTAGGAACGCCCCGCTGCCGCCAGTTGCACACAACGTTCTGCTTTACGTCCAGGATAAACGCTAGCCGCCCCGTGCCACCAGCCGCTTTGATTGCTATTTCTAAGATGTTCATTGCAGCATTATATACACGATTGTGAATCATTGCGTCATTAAAAAAATCTATCAACAACAGAGAACCGATTAATTTATTTATTAAAAAGAGTTGCAAGGCTTCACAATTGTGAATTAGAATGTACTCATGCCGAAACATTCCGTATCGGTCTTTTAAGGAAAATTATGAAACCTCAAGAACTTTACAAAGGTATCAAGGTAGTGGCTACCGACCTTCCAAATGCAACTGTTTATACAGTTCAATCAATTAAAAATTTTACAATAGAACTTGTCTACACCACGCCCAGTGGTCAAGAAGTAAAAGCTGGTGTTCTTGATGCTTGCTTTTTAAAACTTCCCACCATTCAACAACTCGCAAACGCTTAATCAACCCACGGGGCTTCGGCCCCTTATTAAAGAAAAATCATGGCACATTTAATTGAAAAAAATACGATCACAAACAAAGCAGAAATTGCATACGCAAACAAAACTCCTTGGCACGGCCTTGGTCAACAGTTGACACAAGATGCACCCATTGATGTTTGGCGCACAGAGGCTGGACTTGATTGGGAGGCACAAGTTTCCCCTGTCATGTTTTGGCCTGAAGGTATGGCTGCGCCTCAGGAAGTCAAAAACAAAAATGTGATTTTTCGCAATGACAATAAAATTCCACTTGGCGTAGTTTCAGACCGATACAAAATTCACCAACCTGCTGAGGTTTTAGACTTCTTCAACACTTTGGTGCAATCAGCTGGTTTTACTCTTGAAGTTGCAGGGGCTATCAAAGGCGGTAAACGTATTTGGGCACTGGCAAATGTCAACAAAGAATCGGTGGTCTTGAATGATGATGCTGTCAAAGGCTATCTGCTTCTCAGCACTTCTTTTGATGGGTCAGCTGCAACCATCGGTCAATTTACCAGCATTCGAGTTGTCTGCAATAACACCCTCTCAGCGGCTGATACTGAAGTTTCACCAAGCCGTGTAATGTTGACCCATGGGGCAGACTTTGATGCAAGTTTGATGCGAGAACGCCTCGGCATCATTGTTGGTGGGTTTGATGGAATGATGGATAAATACAGGTCACTTGCTCGAAAAGGTGTTTCACTTGAATACGCAAAGAATTTCACCAGCAAATTATTCCCTGCAATCTTTGACCCACAGACCGAAAAGCTAAAAGAGTCTAAAGGCTTCAAACGGGTTTTAGAACTCTTTGATGGTGCAGGTATTGGCGCATCAAACCAAGGCGTTTACGGTACACGATGGGGCTTGCTAAACGCAGTGACTCAATACATCGACCATGAGCGTGGACACAATGTAGACACTCGAATGAACAATGCTTGGTTTGGTAACGGCAACAGACTTAAATCAGAAGCCGAAACACTCCTACTTGCATAAAAAAACGGGGCTTCGGCCCCATTAACAAAATCTATCAACAACGCAAACATGATTAAAAAATGTTCCAAAAATAGTTTGCACAGTTCACAATTGTGATTATAATGCACTCATGCCCCGAACACCTTGGGGTCTTTTAAGGAAGTAAGCACCATGAAAAATCCAAAAGTTTTTGTTGATAACAGCGGCTCTGAAACCGTTTTGAAATTTCAATTTGGTTTTTATAGTTTTAAATCCGTGCAAGAAGTTTTTCCTGAATGCCGATATTTGTTTCCTTGGCGTGATTCCAATGGAGAGCAATATCTTCAAGTGGCAATTCCATCTCATGTTGCAATGCGCCACGGTATTGAGCATCGCAATACTTTCAGTTTATTAGCAGCCTAAACCAATCGGGGCTTCGGCCCTATTAATCCCGCAAGGGTCTTTTAAGGAAATCAAAATGACTAAATACCAAAAAATGCAAAGCCTAAAAAAACAACGGCAAGCACTTTCCGATTCATTGCCAAGTTACACATTGCGTCACGACCCCCTTGTTCGGCAACTGCAAGACATGGATGTTGAAATAGAAGCCATTGCATATGAAATTGGCATAAACGCATGGAAGCACAATGCTCCAATTAACCCTGCATTTTCAGGCGCACAACCTGCACGGGCTGGCGAAGATTATTAAACCCAACAAGGAAACAAAATGCAAACAGCAACACTCACCTACGACAACATTGTTTGGGAAGTTACTTACGAATGGGAAGACGCTCAAACCGAGACGGACATTGACCCACCAATCCCCGCAATCGCAACCATTGACCAAATCTACGTCAACGGCGTTGAACTTTACGAACACATCAACGTTCACACCATTTACGCATTAGAAGCAATGATTGTGGAGTCAAACGAATGAAAGACATTGCCACCGCTTTTCTGTTCGCCGCCCTGATTGGGCTTCCCTTTGTAATTTACTTTTGGAGAATGTAATGAAAGGTCTTATCAAACTTTACTTTGAGCAAATGCAACACCTTGAATTTTGTGCTTATTGCACCGAGCCAAAGGGAGAAAAACGCTCTTGCTGTGGTGAAAATCATTGGCTTGAGTTTTCAGATTTTGACGAAACAACACAACTTGAACTTATCAACGAGGAATTAGCAGCATGAAAAATATCGCAACCGCCTTGGTTAAGGCACAAAAGGCTTTTGGACCAGCCCTTAAATCATCCACCAACCCGCACTTCAAAAGCCGCTACGCCGACCTTTCAGCTTGCGTTGAAGCGGTGATTGAAGGCTTAAATGGTGCAGGGATAGCACTTATCCAGCGCACCAGCGAAGACACAACAGGCGTTACTGTAGAAACTGTGTTTATCCACGAATCAGGCGAAATGCTGGAATGCGGAAAACTACACGTACCAGCGTCTAAACAAGACCCGCAAGGGTATGGGTCTGCCTTAACTTATGCACGGCGGTACAGCCTAATGGCAGCCTGTGGCATTGCGCCTGAAGATGATGATGGCAACGCAGCCACCAAAGCCCCTACGGTATCAGCTGCCACGGTCAAAGCCTTGGTTGCCGATATTGCAGCCTGTACCAACGAGGATGAATTGAAAGCCGCATATTTTGAGGCAATCAAAGTGGCTGGCAATGACCAAGCCGCCAAGACCGCCATCATCAAGGCCAAAGACGAAAAGAAAGGTGAATTGTCATGATAGAAATGATGGAACAAGGCACGGACGATTGGTTTTCGGTTCGACTTGGCAAAGTGACCGCCAGCCGATTGGCTGATGTGCTTGCCAAAACCAAAACAGGTTACAGCACCAGCCGAACCAATTACATGACTCAACTTGTATTAGAACGCATTACCCAAACTAGAGCTGAATCGTATTCCAATGCAGCAATGGCTTGGGGTACTGAACAAGAACCTTTTGCACGGGCTGCGTATGAGGTGCATACGGGTCAAATGGTTGAAGAGGTTGGGTTTATATCTCATCCCGCCATTGAAGCCGCTGGAGCATCACCTGATGGATTGGTGGGTGATGACGGAATGATTGAGATTAAATGCCCGTCATCCAGTACTGCTTTGGAATGTTGGTTAATCAATGCACAAGGTGGCAATCCAGTAGACGCAAAGTATTACGCACAGATGCAGTGGCAAATGCGTTGCGCTGATAGGTCTTGGTGCGACTATGTGGTTTTTGACCCACGGATGCCAATCAAGGCTCAACTTTTCGTATTCCGTGTTGAGAGAAATGCTGATTGGCTCAAGATAGCCGAAGATGAAGTTACTATTTTTTTGGCAGAATTAGATGCCAAAGTCGTATCCCTTAAATCAATCATTGGAGAATAAAAATGGCAAAAATCAAAAAAGAAGTGTCCTGTATCGTTGGGCAATACACAAACGCCCAAGGGCAAAACAAAAACCGCTATCAGCGTATTGGCTCAATCATTGAAACCAAGAATGGCGAAATGCTAAAGCTGGATGTTGTCCCGCTTAAAGAAGGTGGTTGGGACGGTTGGGCATACCTTAACGACCCAAAGCCTAGAGAAGACCAACCACGCCAAGCGCAAAGCCGACAAGGTAGCGGGTTTGACGATATGCCTGACGATTTGCCATTTTAAAGAAAGGGCGGTGCAAAATGTTTAGAGCAAGAAACACCGACCCTGTGACCAGTTGGCTGGCTGCGGATGCCGCCGATAACTTGGCTTTTGTTCATTCAATGGCAATTGTTGACTGCCTTGAAAAACACGGCAAATTAGGCAAAGATGGCATTGCAAACCTTACAGGATTGGATTCCAACCAAGTTGCACGGCGAGTAAAAGAAATTGAACGTGCTGGGCTGATTTGTTTAACAGGGCAGAAAGTACGCAGCAACTCAAACCGAATGGAGCAAGAATGGCAAATCACACCGACCCAATTGACTCTGATTTAGAGACACCAACTATATTTGAACGGCTATGGGATGGCTTTATTGACCTTATGACTTTGCTAGGCATGGTAGCCACCGTTGCTTTTATTGCAGGGTGCATCATTGCAAACCAACCATCAAGCGTAGTTCAGTGCCAGCCCACCAAAGTTGTATTAGCAAAAGGAATTTTTCAATGATAAATCATACAGACCCGCAAGCGGCATTTCCCGATGAATATCAAAATGGCATGACCCTGCGTGATTACTTTGCAGCCAAGGCTATGCAAGGACTGATTTCAGAACCATCTATACAAGGAACTATGGATGAGTTTTCTCACAGGGCTTACGCAATAGCAGACGCAATGTTGACAGCGAGAGAGAAAAAATGAACCATTTAAAAAACTTATGGGAGTGGCTGATAAACCACTGGGTAATGCCAACGCCTGCGGAATTGATCGCAGAGGAGTTGATACAAGCACAGCGCACCAAGTTGCGCCACCAGTCAAGCATGGAGTACCACACAGCCATCGTTGCCTACAACGTGGCACGGATTAAACGCCTTGAGTCCCTGACCGCAAAGCAGGAAATAACAGAATGAAACTAGCAGCAGGAAACCCAAACTTCATGCGTGAAAACCGAACAGTCACACTGGGTGCGTTTGCCAAGCCTGAGAAGACAACTTACAAATACGGGCAAAGTGGCGGCTATGTGCCAATGGTGCGAACGCCTGATATGGCAGAGCCACGCACCTTTAACCATATGTTAGACGGACAATTGTATGTACCCGACAATTCTCCACCAGCACGGGCTGGTGCTACCGATGCAATGCTCGTTCAAAGTCGAGGCTTTAAAACGTGAGTGTTAATTAAACTACACAAACGCACGAGTGCCTGATTTATCAATAATTAACGCTTTGCCACGGGGTTCTGCGTCTTCTATGTTCGGGATGCTGATATGTGTCCAGCGGTCGTACTCACGGATTATTTGATCGAACGGTAAACCAGCAGCAATTACCGCACGAACTACCGCATCAGGAGTCATACTCGGCACACGGAAGTCACAAGCGCACCCTAAACGATGCTGAGATTTGTCAGAACTTCCAACCGCATCATTCACGGCCTTACTGCGGAAGGCAGAGTTCACCATCACAGGCTTGCCGCCAATGGCCTCTTTGACCTGTTCCAGCAGTTGCGCCAAACGTTGCAGGTTGCTGATTTCCTCTTGGGTCGGGCTATTGTCAAACTCACGATGGTCGGTGACGGTTAACTCGGCAAGCGTAAAGTTGGGCGAAAGGTTCATTTTGCTGCCTTTGACAATAAATCTGTTTTTGCTTGAGAACCTGCTGATGAGCCAAAATAGTAAGAAATGATGCCTGTCCAAGCCGTACCTAACGAGCCAAGCATCATTAATATGGCAGGGTTGCTGCTGTCAATCTTGTTAAAAAACATCAGCACCATAATGCTAAAAAAGCCAACGGTCACAGCACTAGCCAGCAAAGGTGGCACGATTGACTTGGTTGTGGATTGCATATCCCGTGCTGATTTGCGGTCTTCAACTTCCAACTTCTCAAAGTTAAGGCCAAGTTCATTGGCTTGCTTTTGAAGTTCAATCTCAGCAATCTTAATTTGAGCAATTTGGTCTGCTGTTAACTTGCCTGATTCAATGGTCTTTTGTGCGTCTTCAGGCGAGATGTTCATGACTTTTGCCACCATCCCATAAGCCAGCGTTCCAAATGGGCCACCCATTGCGGTTGCAATAGTAGGTGCAATTTGTTTTAGCCAATCCATTATTGTTTACTCCTCGATAACATGGTTGCGGCAATACTCAGCATGGTTCGTGCTGATTCTAAGTCCGTAGGCTCTGTCTCCCATCCCACGGTTATCTGCCCCACAAACCGACCTGGCTCTGGTGGAACACTGATACGGCAAGTGTATGTAACGCCCTTGTTAATGTACCAAATGCCCATTTCAGACTGCGCTGTGCGGTACTCCCCGCAAGGGATTTCGTTTGCCATCAACTTTACAACATCGGCGTTATTGGCTGCGTTTTGCGTAAACAGTCCTACATCCAGCCCGTCATTGGTTTTGTCTCGCCCATCCTTGGCATAGGCTCGGTACAGTATGCGAGTCCCGAACATAGGGTTGACCTTAAACACCGCAACGATAGTGGCATTGGTGGTCTTGAACAGGTGAGCAGAGGCATCCTCAACCCTGTCCTCGGCAATGCTGGGTATTTTCTTGGACTCTTTGTAAGCCCCAATCAGCAGGTCTTGGTTTGTATAAACAAAGTAGCCAGCGAAGGCGACCACCCCCATGATAAGGATGGCAGCAAGTTTAAATGGAGAATCCACATACCCCAAAACTTTGTCAAGGGTTGAGTTGGCGTTTAACTTTTCATCGCTCACAACTTTCCTTTCATTGCAATAATTCCCCAAGCAACCAGCGTAAATATAGCTGCGGCTACCAGTATGCAAAGCCCCATCGTGATGGCTTCGTCAATCTCTGCCTTGCGGTTCTTAGCCGCCCTAGCATCCAGTATCTCCTGTGTCCGTCTACGCTGCACTATTGCATTGCGCTCAAGAAGAATCTGATTCCAAAGCTGGCTGTGGCCTTGGTTAATGAAGTGCCACTTCAACTCTTCCTCGGCCTTGTTCAACTCATGCAACTGCATGACCGTGGACATTGCTTGGCTGGTGTCAGAGGAGTATTTCTTTTTTGGGTCTTTGACTGCTTCTTTAGCGACCTTTTCCTTGGCATCAAAAAACTTCATCACATCGCCAGTGATGGACTGCACATCCTTGCCCATTTTTATTGCGGCTTGGATTCCTGAAATAGCCGTTCTAGCCAACGCAAAAGCACTAATTGGGTCTATCATTTTTAACTTCCAACACCCAGCGGCACACCCTCCCATCCTTATCTAGAAATTCATTCGCACCGTATTTTTCTTGCGGCAGCACAACACGGCACACCAGCACGATTTTTGTTTCCGTGTTAGGCCAAGGTATTTGTGCGGACGCAACATCAATCACATCCCAGCCAGTTTTTTTATGAATTCAGCAACAAAGCCTGGACCTAAAAGCACTGCCGCAATGACTACATACAAAAGGTATTCAATCTTGGTCATGCGCTTAGAGCCTTCGTCAAAACGGGCTTGAATGGCTTGGTAACGCTCAACGCAAACCGCCTCATGCACTGCAAGCCGTTTATCCGTCTCTTGCATTTTATAGACCTTGCCCAGGAGTGATAAACACATTTGCAGCAGATGCCGACAAACCACTAAAAAACGCACCTGACGGAAAACGCAGAATTTGCGTTGCGCCTGCGGTGATAGGGATGCCAGCAGCGGGTGTACCTGCGGCTGCTGCAACCGCATTTGTGGCGGCTTCCGCTGCGGTTGAACCAATACCTAGATGCACGATTACCGTGCTTGTATTGACAATCCTCACTTGCCCAGTATCTTGGCCTGAAAAGCGAGTTTGAATTGGGGCTTGTACGCCGCTTGGTGCAGTCGTGTTTGCCGCCACTACAACTGTGTTGCCTTGTGGGGCAAATGCAATTTGACTATTTGTTGACATGATTTTTCCTTAAGGTTCGTTGCTTGGTTGGGTTGGTGCATTCGCTTGCGCTTCAGCTAGTGCTGCTTGCTGTGCCGCAAGTAATGCTGCGGCTTCCGCTGCTGCTGCCTCCGCTGCCTGTTGTGCCGCCACGGCAGCATCGTGTGCAGCCTGTTCGTCAGCGGTGTATTCAACCATTTTGGTTTCGCCTGTTGTAGCGTTAACTTCAATTCTATGTGTCATGGCATCACCTGTTTAATTTCATTAGGGGTTGTGGCAGCGTCAATCGCAGTTTGCATTTCAGCATACTTGCTACGAATAACTGCACGGGCTGCTTCTGCTGCTGCGGCCTCAGAAGGGATGGTTGCCTTAATATCTAAAGGTGCAAACTCAGCCGCACGAGCAGCTCTCCTAGCGTCATGTGCTATGGATTTGGCTTTGGTGGTGTTGATGGTAATCATGCTGTGTACTCCCATGCGTTTCGGAAAGTGCGGTCTGTTGGCACATCGGCAACATCAATGATTTTGTAGGGCTTGCCTTCAGGAATGTCCTTCATTGCCGCCTCAATAGATTCAGCGGGAACAATGACAGCCACGCCGCCATTGTCAGTTGGGTAAATAATTCTTTGGTTCATTTTGTTCTTTCAGCGGAAAATTGCTACATTAGCCCAAAATATATCTGTGGCGGTGCTACCTTGCGCCGAAAGCAAGCGAATTGCAGAAGTCGTTACCGAAGCGCCAGTTCCAGAGTCATTAGTTAAGCGCAACCCAATAAGAATTGGGGTACTACTATCATCTTGTTGACCGCCAAAAGATGTGTTGTAGTTTGCATCTGTCATTGCAGTCGTAAAGTTGACCGTGTAGTCACCAGTTCCATTATCTGTGATGCTCGACACATTCCCACTGGAACGAATAGCCACAGTGCCTATGCCGTTGAAGTTTACAAAAGCCCTGCATGAAAAGTTGATACCATCAATCGTTGTCGATGGGTTTACAGACCCACCCGCATTGGTTGTTACACCCGCTGACCCATCAATTATTACTGACATAATTTAACCCTCTAACAAAATGTTGACTGTTCCAGTGTCAAAGATATCAGTTCCGTTGGATGCGGTAAATCTTATTCTGTCTAGTGTTCCACCTAAAGCAACTTGTCCAGCAGTCATAGTAATATCAGAATTACCTGTGTTATTCACCATACCTGTTGCAATCCATGTATCTGCAGTTCCCAAAGAAACCAAAACAATTGTCCCAGAAAAAAAATAAGCACTTGCGCTACCTGAGCCAATAGTTAAAAAACCATTGGTACTGGTAACGCCTCTAGTAGTATTGTTAACAGTTGTGACAAGACCGCCTGTATTTGTATATCCTGAAGTAACAGCACCAGTAGATATTCCTGCTTGAATAATTATGGCTGAAGAACCATTAGTAGAGACATTATTAAAAATACAAGTTACTCGCTTTACCCAAGCAGGAATACTTGTAAAGTCAATCGAAGTTCCTGATGTGGATGCAACAGCCGTGGACAATGTAATCCGCTGCATCTGCGCCCGTGCAGCAGCACTATCAGTACCAAAGAACTGACCGTTGTACTCAAGCGTACCTGTGGCTGGCGTACCTGCCAGCGTGTCAGAGGTTAAAACAAGTTGTGCCATGATTAGCCCTCGTAAAGAATATTGACGCTGCCAGCATCAAAGGTGTTCGTACCGCCAACTGTAGTGATGCGTACTCTGTCTAGTGCGCCACCAAGAGCAGGCGACGTTCCTCCAGTGGCGCTTGAGTTTGAACCACTATCTGCAAGATAACCAGTTGCAACCCAAGTATTTGACCCTAACAAAGTTAAAGTTATTGATCCAGATTGTGTATTTGCCGCCGACCAAGTTGCAAACGGAATACCGGCAGTTTCATTACCACCTCCTAAAGTTGCACTTTGAAAATAAGCTACTCTGCTTGCGTATCCAGATGTAGTAACTGAACCAGACCCTATTTGAACAAGTAAATTACTTGTGCCGTTTGTACTTACGCCACTAAACATTACTGTAATCCGTTTAACCCAACTTGGGATGCTAGTGAAATCAATTGAAGTACCGCTAGTAGAAGCAACAGCGGTTGCCAGCGTGTTGACAGACATTGAGGCAGTGGCTGCTTGAAGTGTTAGCGTGTTTGTACCCGCAACAGCAGGTGCTGCTATTGTTACAGCCCCGCTGGTATCTCCTGAAATAATTACAGACGACATATATTTCCTTAAAGAACAACCCAGCGACTACCGCTAGAAACTGTGACTGCTTGACCAGAAGCGATTGTGATTGGTCCTGATGACATTCCTGAATTGCCCGTTGCTATCGTGTAACTTGCCGAGACGGTTTGATTATTTACATAAATGCCGTTTGCAGCATCAACGATAGACGCTTGAAACTCACCCGTGCTTGGTTGATAAAGCAACTTTGCATTGCTGGTAAAAATCGTGCTTGCTGTACCCGATGTGATATTTGTAAAAACGGGGAAAAGGTTTGTTGCGGTCGAAGTGTCATTGCTGATAGTTGAAGACCCACCCGATGCTGTGCTTGCAATCGTTTGATTGGGAAATGCGCCAGTAATCGTAATATTTGCACCAGCCACTAAACTAGGCGTTGATGTACCAGTACCACCTTGGGCAACTGGCAAAATGCCCACTGTATTTGATGCTGAACTAAAAACTAGACTTCCGCTTTTATTCAATACCTGAATGCTGAAATCTACATTGTTAACATAGACCTTTGCTGGTGTACCTAGATAAACAGGAAAACCGTTTAGGGTGCGAATTGGCTGTACGGCAGGAATTGTAAAAGCTGTGTCAAAGAATGTCGGAAGCGGATTGGTAACGGGATTCAGGTTGCTAATACCAATGAACAAATAGCCATTTTCCAATGGCGAACCATCAGCATCGGTGAATATGGGGAACGGGGATTCAATAGTTACTGCGGACATTTGTTGTTCCTTTATTTGCGTTTTAGCAATTCTTCCATTGCCTTGACTGCGTTATCTTTGTTGATGCCACGCAATTGTTCGGCCTTTTCAGCTAATAATTCTACTGCCCTTCTAGCTGCACCGCCTCTTGCAATATCGACTCCAGTTTGCATGGCTTCGGCAACTTGGCCTTTCAATGAAGTCTGTGCTGCTGCGCCAAACATACGATCAAGTTCATTGACAAAAATGAGTTGGTTCACAATATCATCGTCTATCGCCATGCCGTACTTGGTAGAAGTTTGATTCGCTTGGTCTAGGGCATCAATCAGGTTGGCTCGTGTGCCGTAGTTGCTGGTCAACTTCCGCATTGCTGTGCCAAGTGCTTTGTTGGCGTTTGGAGAATCAAAATCAATACTCGTGCCAGCCGCTTTCTGTAAATCATCCAGCGCAGTAACAGTGTCTGAATACTTTGCATTGGCAGCTTTGTAGTCAGGGAATTGGTCGCCAAGGGTTGTATTCAGATTGCGGCGCAATGTTTTCAGAGTTTTCTCGGCCTGTGCTGTCAATGGGTTTGCAAGGCTTTTTTTGCCAAAATCAACCTGAGTATCAATAAAACGCTTGGCTGTATGGATGCCATAAGCATCGGGTGCTTTAACGGTGCTCAAACGTTCTAAAACCATGTTTAAGACACGTTGCGCCTGTCTGTCTCCCTGTATATCAGAACCTTGCAGATTGGCCTTAGCGACCCCGTTTGCGTCTAGTTCAACCTTCACGCCTAAAACTCCAAGGTCATCAATGAAAGTATTTATGGCTGGGTCAAAATCAACTTTTTTGCCACGAAGTTGACTGTTTGCAATCTGATTGATGGCAGTACCAGCTTCTTTATTTGCAGTTGATAGAAAATTTATTCTTGAATCAACAGTGTCGCCAAGAATATCAGCTGCACGATTTAAGGCACGAAACTTCTCACTTTTTTCACCCATCTTAAAGATGTTGAGCATCTTGGTCATGGACTGACGGTCTTTATCGGATGCAGCCTTAATGCTGGCAATCGTTCCGTCTTTCCATCCCTGCTTGATGGCTGCTGCCGCTTCGTTGTCTGGCACTACTTGAGTTCCAGATAAGCGAAAATTTACGGTATCTACTGAATCAGGGACTCGGGCAATCTGCTGTTTAATGATCTGTTGATTTTCAGGCGAAATTTTTTCACCAACAGTAGCTTTGATGCTTTGCAAAGATTCTTTTACAGTTGGTTCAACTTGCTCACGGATACCCGCCCCAACGGGTGCAATTTGTTTTGCCGCTTGACCCGTCAGCGTTTTTATAGCCGCTGGTACAGATGGAATAAGAGCACCGCCGACATTAGCCAAAATCTGCCCTACAGGGCTAGCACCTTCTTCTTTTGCAATCTGACCTGCGCCAGCGGATGTTGCACCTGTAAGTGTTTGCAACATGGGTGTAGTTGCCATCGCTTGACCTACCGCTTTGGCAACTGGCCCTGCTGCGGCAGCTTCCACGGCTTTACCTATCGCAACACCGCCAATGCCACTACTAGCACCAGCGGCTGTGGTTTGCATAATACGTTCGGCTGCTGTGCGAGGTTGCGCTACGCCAACACGGGTAAGCAAGTCTTCCATTGCATCGGTTGGCAGTGTGTATTTTGTGCCAAATAAGCTATTGACCGAACCAACAATAGGGTCGCCAATCAAACCAGCAAGGGTCGCAGCACCAGCCCCTGCAATTGCTCCAGGAATAGCCCCTACACCGCCAAGCAAAAGGCCAGCCGTGCCACCAGCAATCGCACCAGCGGCTGGCAAAGCCAAGCCTCTTGTTAGCGCACCAGTAAGTCCAGTAACTGTTGTCTCTGGCACTTCAACAGTGCCACCAAATTGGGCTGCAAGTGCAGCAAGGTCTTCCGTCTTAGCTGGTGCTGCTGTTGGAGTTGCTTGCTCTGTTGGTCCTAACCAAGCATTTAATGACTGGTCATAGTAAGAACCTGCTGGTTTTGCATCAACCTGACTGAATGACAATAATTTATAGCCCGCTGGCGGTGTAATAGTTCCAGCTGCTTCGCTTTCGGCATAGATAGGCGCACCACTCACTTCTACACGAAAAGGCTCGGCAGCTGGTTCAACCGTGCCGCCAAATTGTTTCGCAAGTGCTTCGTAGTCTGTTGCCATTATTTAATCCCTGCGGCTTTTTTATAAGCATCGGCAGCAGCTTGATTAGGAAATTTCGCTCTTGTACCGTCTGGCAAAGCAACAAAAACTTCCTGTCTAGCTGGCACATCACTCGGCGGTGATGGCTTTCCTGCTCTTAGGGCGATATTAACTCTAGCCTTTTCCAACAACCGTACTGCCTCATTTACGTTTTCTATCAAGCGATCTGGTGATTGTTTAAGCGATAAATTCTGTAAAGAGGCTTGTAATTTGCCGCCTTCAGCTTCAGACAAACCACCAGTACCTTTAATTTTTGGTATCTGAGTTAAGAACGCTTGTGAGCCAAGTGTTTCAACCAATGCTTCAAAATCTGATACGTCCTTATTAGTCGTTGGTAATCTTGATCTTATTGGCCCAGTTGCGGCTTCAATAATGTTTCTTGGTGTCTGCTTAATTCTTTCAGCAGTATTAATAAAATTATCAATGTCAGCAGATTGATTGGCAAGCGTTGCTTGTTGCTCTCTATCAGCAGCATTACGCTTTTCAGTTGCATCATCAATTCTTTGTTGTATCTCTTCACGCTTGATTACGTTTGTCTCTTTAGCTATTGCTGCGTTTAGTGCGGCAATACGTGCGTTTTCCCTATTAATAATAATGTCTTCGTTGGTTTTACGAATATCAGCACTCTTTTTTTGCACATCAAGAACAGCATTGGCTTGAGCAAATTCTGCCTCAACTTTTGCTTTTACAGCATTTGCGGTTGCCAGTGCAGCATCTGCCTTTGCTTGCTCTGGTGCATTGGTTGCTTTAGCTTGTGCTGTGGTAGCGTCTGCAACGGCTTGGTCTGCTTTTGCAAGTGCTTCTTTTAATTCTGCTGGGGCTTTTCCAGCAGTAGTCCGTGCATCCACTTGCTTTTTGAATCTGTCTGGCTCTGCCATTGATAAAGCATAATTCACTCCAGCCTGAGCACCTTTTATATTTCCACGGTCAAGTTCGGCTAATGTTTGGTCGTAAATTCCAGTTGGCAAATTTGATGTTTTTCGTGCTGATATGATCGTTGTCAGCTTTTGTTTTGCAACCTCTGGGTTGTTATTCTCTAAAGCCATAGAGACTTCAAAACCTTGATTGAATTCGTTGGTTGCTGCAACTTCCCCGTAACCTTTGCGTACTTCAGCAAATGCCTCACGCTGTTGCGGATACTTGGCAATCATCTTGCTCCAAGTCTCCTGTGTTGGGTTATTTATGGCAGCTTGTAGGTCAGTTGCATAGGCCGCTTTGACTTCTTCTGCCTGTGTGCGTTTTTGACGATCTGCTAATACTTTTCCAAGTTCAGCAAATTCTTGACCAATGTTGATCTGTGGAACCATTCCAGCATAATTAATTGGTGGTTGTAATGGGTTGATAGCCATGTCAGTACCTTAAAAAGCAGCAACGGTTTTTGCAATGCCAAGAATATCGCCAAAGGCTTGTCTATTGACATTACCAGCCGCTATTTGCCCGCCAGCCGTGGCTGCCCCTTGGTTGGCTAATAGATTAGCAACGTTGCTTCCTGTTGTAATACCTTGTGCAGCTTGACCAGCAGCTGACGATTGTCCAATTTTAGTTAGTCCACCAAGTTGCCCGTATTGCTGTTCAATTAATTGACTTAACAACTGGGGTCTAAATTGAGCCAGTGAAGATTGAACATTACCGCCACGCAACCCGCCTGTGGCTGAAGCCCTTTGTAGGATTGCTTCTTCACCCTGTCTTGATAATTCCTGAAATGTAGAACCACCAGTAATGCGTTCGATTGCTGCTTTTTCTGCCTCTGGACCTTTTAAGCCTATCAACGCTTGTTGTGCTTCAATGGCTGGTAAACCCGCTGCAACATAGGGCGACATGAGTTCAACAAGTTTGTCAAATTGTCTGCGCTGTTCATCAATACCAGCCCCAGCAGCGGCAGCTTGCGTTGCTGCAGCCCGTTCCTGTGCTTGACCAGCTTGCTTTGCGCCAGTGATGCCACCAAAAACGTCACCAATAAAATCGCCAATAAAACTCATATCGCACTCCATTCCTGTCGGGTCATGCCCAACACATAAACGTCTTTGACTATGCCATTTTGCACACAGGCACTGCGCCTACAGCCTTCTATTTTGAAACCTAACTTGATGCAATAATTTTTTGCCATCTCAAGTCCTTCAATAATGTATGCGGTCACTCGTAAAATGGGTTGAGCAAAAGCCCATGCTAAACAAGCCATGCCAAGATTGCGAGATTCTTTGAGTGCGGACTTTTTGAGTAACGCATGAAGTTCTAACTCTACTGCGCTTTGTTTTATGACCAAAAACGCACCTGAGAATTTGCCGTCAACCCACGCCGAAAGATAAGTTGCGTTAGGATGTTGGATTGGCGAAGCAGGGCGATGGTCGTGCCCAATTTTTGTAATGTAGGGGTCAGAATAGACCTCTAGCAAATGCTTTTCCGAGATGCCAATCGTAACCATGCACAACTCCTGTTAAGGGTGAGCTGCTGGTTGCCCGATAGACTCAGCGGCTCTATTTTCGCACACTTTCAAGAATTTTCGTATTCTTTATCTTCCCAAGCCTGACAGACCCGCATATCGTTGCAAATGAAGTTCAACTTTTCGCAGTGCCCACGATAGCCATAGCCTGTGTCGTATCCAGCCATAGGGATTCGCTCAATTCTGACTTGGGTCATAAAGCTGTTGTCGTAATACTCGCAGTTTGAGCAATGCTTACGCCTTGCGTCCTTTGCATCACATTGCATAGCCTCAGCCAAAGACTCATAAAACTCAGGGTTTGACTTTGGGTCGTTACTCGGTTCTTCTGGCCCGTAGTGCCAATCTTTCACCGCAATGAGAAAATTGGCTTTGTTCTCAGCAACAGTTAAAAACTCATCTTCACTGGGCAAGCCCATGAAGCCCTTTGGAATAACCATAAATTCTTTCATATTGCGCTCCTTAAGTAATTTCTCGGCCTGATGCCCGAATGGTAAGCGATGCCGCTGCGCTTGCCAATGTAGATATAAAACCACCAGAATCTAACGATTGACCCACCAACTCAGGGCAGGTGTAGGTTTCGTCAGGCACGATGGTTCTCGCATCAATGATTAAATTTGCCGCATTTGCCGTACCGACCACCGTGACCAGATTGCAGCTAAATGTTGTATTGGTGGCACTGGTGTTGGTCACAGTGAATTTGTCAATGATGGCCTTGGCATTGTTAGCCGTGTATTGTGTAGTTTGTGCATTTTCAGCTTGTTTTGCTGGGATTAAAACTTTAACGACAACAGTCATGTGAGTTCTCCAATTGTGTTCACTGTAAGAATGATAGACGGAATGCCAGGGTGTGGCGCAGCAGCAGCAAATGTTTTTAGTTCAACACTCAAGTCGGTGACAGAGAACATTAACTCAATGTAATCATTCGCTTTGAGACTAAAAAAATAATTTAATGATGAAAAAATCTCGGCATTGTTGCCTTGGATTTGGATTCTGCTTGCGCTGTTTGTCACATTAACACCATTTAAGCGAAACCAAAAATCAAAAATGGCTAAACCGCCCGTTGTTTTGTCTATTTGAAAAGATGTATCAAAGTTGTACACACCCTCATTAGCCACAACAATTCTTGATGTAGGGCTTCCAATAAAAACCCCGCTACTTAAGTCGGTGCTGTTAAAAGTAATGGCTGTGGCTGTATTTATCGTTGTCGCTAATTGAGTAGTGGTGTCGTAAAAAGCACCATATCTTATTCGCCTGAATTCCCTTGGTGGTGGTGCTAATTGCAACCCCTGAACAATGTTATTCAATGTGCTTATTTGTGCCAATGCGCTTGTTGCAGAAGCAGCTGCTGTGTCGGCCTGAAACTCAAAGTCTGTGCCAGTGATTACTTCCAGTTCATCAACGGTTTGAAAAAGCAACTCAAATTGCTTAATTTGCACCTGATCTTTTAAAAAGGTAGCAAGCTGGTCTCTGGTTAAATTAAGTTTGCGTGAGGTAGCCATCAGTAAGCCAATGCTTCAATCTTTGCCTCAAGTCGTACAAAGGACACATGGGCATCGCTGTTGCCCTTAAATCGCTGAATGCGGAAGTTCCGCATATGCCCTTGCTGAAACCATGACAAACGCTTATTGCTGCCGATCGTGCCCACACTGATTGAACGGTCTTGGCTGTAAGACAACCCGTTGATTGAGTAACTGGTGCTTATCTGCGGGTTTGTGCCTAAAGCCACGCTACCCGTCAGGCTGACCAGTTCCAATTGTTGCATCAAAGCACCTTTGCCCTCGGCATACATAATCAATGTGCCGAATTCCCAATAGACCTGTTCACCCCAATTACTGCCAATGTCTTGCACCAAGAATCCTATGCTGCTAGATTCAGGGTCGCCAATCATCCACTTGTCATAGACCCACACCATATTTCTTGCTCGGTATTGCGAGAACCCAATAATGCTGCTGGTCAAAATAAACCATACGGGAACCTGTAAGGCTTGGCTTGACGATGCGTCATAAACCAATGCTTTATCAGGCAAATGCACATACAAAAATTGGTGGTTTTTATTATTTCTAGCCTCAACAAGCACCAAAGCAAGTTGTGCTTCTGTGTATTCAGTCAATAAATTGTCAATTTCTTGTGTACTTATTTTTGATGTATTCGCTGATTGGGCAATGTAAATGGCTGGTGCTTCATTGCGCCCACTGCCTAAAAAAGCAACACTTTCAAGGTAAATGCAGCAAGCGTGTACGCCTAGACAACCTTTTTGGACTTGCGCCCCATCAACAACTTGAAAAGGAAAAGGCACTGCCGCAGTTGTGTTGTCGTAGACCTCCATCGTGTAGCGATTGATTGCATACACTTCATTACGCAATCGTAATAAAGAAGTAACGGGGTCGGGGTCGGCAATTGGTTCTTCAAAGGCAAACGCATCAATTACAAAAGGGTTGCCAATGTTGGTCAGGAATAAACGCTCACCATCGGTAAGCATGAATCTTCCGTCAATAAAACAGAAGTCAATAATTGGTCCAATCGTTACCAAAGGGTAAACGCCTTGGGTTAATGTCGTGCCATCCCAAAAATAAATGTTGCCACCAGACGCAACTGCCAGTTCAGCAAAACTGTAATCAAACACCACAATGCCGCCAGCCCCAACATCACCAAGCACAGTGACTACGCCAGCTGCGTCTATTTCAACCAGCTTTGTACCCATCACCCTATAAAGTTGGTTCTGCCAGTTGACGCCGCCACGGTCAGTTCCTGGGCCTGTGCCGTTGCTCACAATGCCATCGGCGGGTCTTAAAAAACCATTGCTGATGCCACTTACCTTTGGTACAGGCACGAGATTGATAGGGTAACTTGTACGCAACTCAGGTGTTGTGTCAGCGTAAATACCGTTCAAGATAGGTATTTGCATTTACTTTGCCTTATTTCGTGCTGATATTTTTTTTGCTTTGGCTTGAGCATCTGCCTTGGATGATGCGCCCCATGCTCTCAAACTCAAGAGTAATCTAGTAGGCTCACCGTCTTTGTATTCAGGGCCAGCATTGCCGCCCATACGAGCCAAGAACGATGCCCTGCGTGGGTTATCACCTGACTTGACAGGAGGCTTCAAATTCATGCCTTCAGCCTTTGCAGCAGCCCTTCCCTTGGCGTTCAATCCACCCTTTGGGTTTTGGCCTTCTTTGCGGGAATACGCTGGGGTTTTCATCTAAAACTCTTAATTTTCTCGGCAACCTTTTTTGGCTGCTTGGCAAATTGTTTGCCTTTAGCTGTGGCCTCACGCTTTGCCCTTGTTGTTGCTGCATATTCAGCCGAAGTCAGGGCTTTGATGGCCTTTGCTGGCAGATACCGTTCGCCAGTTTCAGACGATGGCTTTCCTGACTTAGTGCGCCAATCCTGCGAACCCCAATCTTTAAGGCTTTGTTGTGGGGCTTTCATTTATAACCTCCACCCTTTTTCTTGTACTCCACCGCCAGCAGTTGGGCTTTACGGGCTGACCATTCGTTTGGGTCACCGCCCTTTGTCCCTGCCTTGATTTTCTCAAATAAGGCTTTTCGCATGGTCGGCTTCGTATAGTTGCCAGCCGCATTGACCGTGGACTTCGGTTTGGTTGCCATTACGCCGCCACGCCTTTGATAACTGCAAAGTTAAATACTGGAGTTTCTGTAGTCGTGCCGCCTGTGGTGCGGAATGTAATGTTAAAACTACCAGCCGCCACAGCAGTGACCATCAAGTCATACAGGTCTGTACCTGACTTTTGGTTCAAAATAATCACATCAGTTGCCGCTACTGCGCTGTTTGTCACAGTAAAAGTTGCAGCCGTAGTTGTTCCTGCTGCGCTAAATAGTGTGATTGCACCTGTTGTTTTATTTAGGGTCACGCCAGTGGTGCGGCTTGTTCCTTGAGTGACAGTGCCGCCAGCTCCAGTTGCGTAACCAATACCAGTTCCACCTGAGGAAACAATCGTGCCAGATGCAACAAGACTTGTTCCTGTGGCTGCACCAATATTAGGTGTAACCAAAGTTGGAGTCGTATTAAATACTAACAATCCACTTCCAGTGTTATCAGTCACGGCAGCGTCTAAATTTGCGCTAGATGGCCCAGCCAAGAATGTGGCAACGCCTGTCCCTAAACCGCTTACACCAGTTCCAACAGGCAAACCAGTGCAGTTTGTCAATGTTCCAGAGGCTGGTGTGCCAAGAGCTGGCGTTGTAAGAATAGGCGAAACCAATGTTGGGGTGTTGTTAAACACCAACAAACCAGTGCCAGTTTCATCAGTCATGGCAGCAAGCAAGTTGGCACTTGATGGGTTTGATACCCAGTTTTGAATACCACCCGAAAATACTGCTTCGGAGTTCACCTGATACCAAGAATTTGTTGGCTGATAAAAACGCAGGGTCGTTGCTGAACCACTTGCTAATGAAGTCACGCCACCATAAATAGCAGATGCACCATTCAAAGCAATTGTTAGAGATGTAATCTCTTGCGTTGTTGTAATCAGAACTGAAGTGCCATCAGGCACACCAGTGTTCAAAGGCAATGTAATAGTCCCAGTTGCCAAGATACTAGCTGGCTGCAAAAGCATCCACTGGTCATTACTGACAGGGGTTGGCACGGAAATGTTGAACCCAGAGCCAGGAACAAAAAGATTCACTGACAGAGTTGGCGAAGCAAAAGTTTGCTGGAAAAATGTCAATAAAGAACCAATTGAGGTTCTGCGAGCATCACCATTGTTGGGCGAATAAACAGGTAACTGGTCGCCGCTGGAAATCGTACCTAGTACGGGTAATTGGTTGATGGTTGGCATGATTGTCCTTAGTTGTATTCGATAGGGCCATCAGGCCCAGCATTCACAGGTAAATAAGGTGGTCTGACATACGGATTATCGTATCGCCAAGGTTTAGTGCCAGCACCAGCGGGCATCTTGGCTGGTAACTGTTTCTCTAGAGGGTAAGTTGCACGTTGCAACAAAATATCGTATCCCTGCTTGGCAGTTGCCTTGGTTTCAATCATTACTTGCTTGCCGAAACTCGGCGCAACTCTGATTGCTAAATTGCAGATAATGGCTTCATAAGCCGAATCAGGCACAAGGGTTTCTTCGTCTAAATCGCTGTCCTGTGGGCTGGATGGCAATGGGTAACCCAAGCGGATGCCTTTGCCATTCCAATCTGCAATCATTGCATCTAGTCGGCGTAAGGCGTAGTCCAATTGTTCAGGGCCAAGGTCAAAAACGTATGACGCAAGGCCAATTTCTTCAAGGGCAGAACTTATAAATTGGCGTTTGGTATAGCCCATTACACAGTCTCCATTGCATTATTAATCTTGCTGAGTAAGGTTGCGTCTGACCAGCGTTTGTCTACTTTTAGACCAATCGCTTCAGCTTGTTGCAACATTTCTTCATGGGTCGGCAAAGTCTCTGTTGTTGGTTCATCTATTTGGCTCAATGATAAACCGATAGGCGTTGGCGTAACACGTTTGTTTTGTTTACGCTCAAGGGCTTGAGTCTTTTTTAGTTTGCGCTTTTGCAGCCGCAACTCTTTCCACGGGGCAAGAACCCTAGTCTTAACAATTGCGGCTGACTTAATCATTTTTTCATTGGTGCTTTGCTAGGCTTACTAGCGGCTTTTGCCGACTTGCTTGCCATGCCAAGTGCCATTGCAACGGCTTGCTTTTGGGGCTTGCCTGACTTCATTTCCATCGCAATATTCTTACCGATGGTCTTTTTGGAATAACCTTGTTTCATTGGCATTTTGATCTCCATGTAAAACAGGCCAACATCTCTGCTGGCCTGTCTTGGTTTAACCGCCGATGCGGTAGACGATAAAGGTATCAGCCGCAGTCTTACGGCAACGGAATCGTGCAGATGCACCAGACGTTGCCGCAGTGGTAGCAGCACCCACGATGGTCACGCCTGTATTGACCGTGATGGTCAAAACAAACGCAGCCAAAGTGATGACGCTGAAGTCAAACGAATCACCGATTGCCCACTCAGTTGCCAAGTCAAGGTTTGCACCTGTTGGCAATTGAATGCTGCGAGCAGTTGTTGGGGTTGCAGTAATGATGCCAGTAAGCACATTTGCTGCTGTGGCAATCATCGAACCGCCATCAGCTATGTCAGCAGGCGCACCCTGAGGTTGCCAGTTGCCATTGTTGCTGATGTCAGGTGCAACGCCTACTGAGAAGTACGCACCCGATGCACCAGCTTGAATAGTCACGTTGGTGGCATTGGTAAATGCAGACGATACATAGGTTGTATTCTCAACTACAGTCAGCAAATCGTTGGCTTCAGGAAAATTGGGAAAACCAACTTCTTGAAAAACGCTTGCCGATGAGTAGGCTTGAACGGCGATTTTCTCGCCAGCTGGCACGGTGACGGTAGCTGTACCTTGTGCAAAAATTACGTTGTAACTCATGATTTACTCCTTAAGTCTGATTAAACAGCAAAATACCAGACATTTCTGGCTGCTTATTGACCACGCCATAAAGGGTATCTAAACGATACTTGGTCTTCATGGTGTTGACATCGTATTGCTTTTGCATGACCAGTTCGATGCCTTGATCGGTGGAGGCTCGCATTACTGCAACACCCGCATCGGTTGGGACAGCATAACGTCCAGGCAGAATCTCCAGCGCATCTTTCTGCCAGAAGCAGTTGATAGGCGCAGCAACTGTGTTCAAGCGATTGATGGTTGCAGATGCGTTTGCTGTAACGATACAGTTTTGGTATTGCAACTCGGCATCAGTTCCACCTTGTGCGGAAATAATGGGAGGTGTAATAACGCAAGTTGTTGCATTGGTCACGCTCACCACACGGAAGGTCTTGGAAAAACCAGTACCTTGTTTGGTGATGTGATGCACAGCCTCAACGCCGCTGATCTCAATCGCTGTTCCAGCAGGTAAGTTGGTGGTACTTGAAACGGTGATCGTTTGGAAACGATTGTCAACGTTTTGAGTCTCTCCAGTAGTTGCGGTAGATGTTGCCGTAGGCACATAGTAGTTGCTTGCGCCAACCAATGTACTCATAGTTGGATCTGCACCAGCCGCCGCAGCAATGCGATTTGCGTAGTCCAGTTTGTAGGTCTCAAAGCCTGCAACCATACCAACATAAGAACGCTCAAACGCATTGTTTGACTTAGGGCCAGCAAAACTACGAGCTACGCCTGTAGCACCAGTGCCACCAGCAATATTGCCAGCGATGCCGTTGTAGTCACGGCTTGAAAGAGCCAAGTAACGGTCAAAAGACTGTACGCCTTGCTCGTTCATAATGCTGTCGCACAAGGCCACATCATCATAGTCACCAGCAGCGGTGTTAACAGTCACTACCAAAGAACCTTGAGCAGCAGCAACATTCATAATTGAAATGTTAATGTCAGATGCCAACTTTTGCTTGGCAGCATCACCCAAACGACCTTCTTGCAGTGCGTCACGCAGTTCCAAAGCGTCAAGGATGAACGGCACAGACTTTTGAAAGCCAAGTGTCGCTGGAACTGACAGCTGTGTGTATGCGGTGAAGTTATTGGTCTGGTCCATGCCATCGTACGACTGTGCGATATATGGTTGTGGACGATAGATAACGTTGTTGGTTCGTTCCATCATTGAGCCATCTGTGTTGTAGATGGACACGTTGCGGGAAAGTACCAAAGCGTCATTAAAGCCTTCAAGGATGTCCTCAAAGGCAACTCGCTCTTCTTTGCTGAATGAATTACTCATTTCATGCTCCTATTTAAATTACTTGGATGCTGATCGCTTTTGCGCTTTGTACGCAATGACTTTCGTCATATTGCCTGTACGCTCTGCATCTGCTCTCAGCCGTTCTAGGGTTGAGTCCACAGCTCCTGATGATCGTCCTGTTCCTGTAACGATGCGTTCGGGTGCTGGGGCTGCTTTGCGATTTGTAACTTTCAAGTCTTTCTCCAGTTTTGCTACCGCAAAGGCAAACTTTACGGGGTCTTTGATTTCAGCCAACTCTTTAGCCTTGACAGGATTTTTACCAAGTGCGTAAACAACGAGTGCAGGGTTATCTGCACCTTGAAGCAAAACGCCTTGCTGGGTGATAGAAAAAACTTGTTGAGCAACTTCTTCAGCATCTTCAAAGTCCTTTACTCTTAGCTCGGCTTTCGCCTTGCCATAACCATCCAACTTAGCTTGCCATGCTTTTTGCTGATTCATAACTTCAGCTTCTTGCTTGGCGTTGACATCATCGGCTTGACGCTTTCGCTCAAACCAGTTCGTCAGTGCTTCCTCGTACTTTTCAGCGTCATAGTCGTGGTCTTCCAGTTTTGGCTTATTACCTATCACCACTGGTTTGATCTCAGTTGGTGCGGCTTGTAGCTTGCCCTGCAATTCACGATTCTGCCGTTGCAGTTCTCGATTTGTTTTACGCAACTCTTTAACCCATTCAGGCGCAGGAGTATGTTCTTCGGGAGGTGGCGCTTCCTCACCAATGCTGACAACGACTTCTTCGGTATCTTCGGGTTCTACTTCATCAACTTGTGGGCTGATTACAGTTTCTTCTTCATCTACTTCAATTTCGTTGTCTTCAATTACTGCCTTTTGATTCATCTTTGACCCCATTCAACTCACCCACTTTGAACGGCTGGGTGGTAACCGTTATTTTGATTGTCGCTTGTTTTTTACTGGTTTGCAACAGGTTGTACTATTTGACCACGCAATATTTCTTGCACTGCCTCTGCATTGGCAATTGCCATGTTCTGTGCGGTTTCGTCTACTTTGCCTAAAGTTTCTAAAGTTTGGGCACGTTTTAGTTCTGCGGCTGCTACCGTTTCAACAGTATCGGCTCGGGCTTTGGCTGCTTTGGCTGTGGCTTCCTCGGCTGCGGCTTGCAGGTAAAGTGCATTCGGGTCTTGTGGCTGGCCTTGCATTTCGGCCATAAGTTCTTGTGCCTCGTCATCGGTAGGCTTAACTACGCCCATTCGTAGGAGTTTCTTACGGAAATAAGCATTGGCATCGCCTACGCCTTCGCCTTCCATGTTCATCATTGCCATTGCGGTCAACACTTGGGCTGTCTCTGGGTCGGTCGTAATCTGAAGCATTCCTGTCAAAGCCCTAACGGTGGCTGCACGTTTACTGCTGCTTGATGGTCCAACTTGCGCTACAACGTCAAATGTGGCATTGCTTAAATCGTTTGCCATCACAATTTCGCCTGTTTCTTGGTCAATCATTGGCTGCATCAGCTCAACCATGCCAGACTGTCCCGTAGGCGCAATGGTTTTCATCTTGCGCTTGTCCTCGGTGTAGATTTCCTTTGCCATGCTTAACCAGATTTCGCCGCATCGCTTCATGCCCTTAGCAAAGTTGCTCATGTAAATGAACGTCTGCATATCTATACGGGTTTGAATCATCTCCACCGCTTTACCTGATACGCCTGAAACCATCTTGTCTGCCCCTTGCGGGTTGCCCAAAATGTCTTGCATATCCTGCTCGGTAATCTGTAGGAGTGCCGCCATCGCAGGTGGGATTGCTGCCGACTTTGTGTAAGCCACAGGCCCGCTGATTGTTATCCCGCCATCTGGACCAGTAACAGGGTTAATCAGTAGGTAAGGGTAATCCCGTAGATTGTCCTCAGCCCACATGACTTGATGCCCTGCGACTTGTTCGGGAGTCATAATCGGTTTTTCAATGCTAGACAGTGCGCTGATTTCGCCCAGCTTGGACAGTTGCATATTCTTTAGGCGTTGGGCATCTTTTGCCAATCTGACCGCACCCATGCAACGCTCGATGTTGTCCACAAACCAGCGTTTGCCGTAAACCACAACCACGGGAATATTCTTGCCAGCAATATAACCAGCGTCCTCAAGCACCTTGCCGCCTGACATGATGTATTTGCGAACCCTCATGCGCTTGACCCGTTTTTGTCGGACTTCCCTCGTGCCGATAGCCAGTAGGGTTTCCTCTAGCATCTCATCATTAAGAAAATCTGTGGCGGTGTAGCGTTCTTCAGTCCCGTCCATGGCTTCAAAAATGCGGATGGTTTCGGTCTTTTCTTCTAGCTTGAAGTATTCAGCAACAAAAACTACGTCAGGGGTTGCCCAATCAAATTCGTATTGGTGAATCAGTTTAGGCCAGTCTGTTGGGTCATCGTTGTAGATTTCTTTGTAACTGTCACGGGTCATGCTGGTGACAACAAAGCAAAACTTTGCATCTGACTTGTCTTGCCGCTTGGCGTTTAGGTCAAAGAATACTGAACTGTCAGCATCATAGATAGGTTCAAAGCGAATGCGTTGGCGGTCGTTTTCCTCGTCTTCTTCGTCCTCGTAGACTGTCCGCAACCTCCAAGCCCCAATGCCACCGCCCACGGCTTCTTCAAAAGCGTTATCGTAGGCTTCATCGGCAACGGATGATTGCTCATCTGCACGGTATAGACCATCGCACACCTCAGCCAGCTTGTCGTTTTCCGAGCCATCCTTGCTTACATAATCAACCGTGATGCGGTTATTGCGGTATTCGTTAACGATGCGAATGACCGCCAACATAATTTTGTTGACTTCAAACTTGGGTTTGTTTTCGTATTGGTCATTGAGTGGGCCTTCCCACTGAGCACCACAAAGGGAATAAAACCTGCGGTCTTGCAAGCATTGCAAACGCTCATCACGCAATGCGGTTTGAATGTCGTTAAACTGCCGCAGTGCTTCAGAGTGCAGATTAGCAAGGCGTTGGTCGTTGGGTATTCGTGCCATATTTATCCTTTGGGGCGATTATCTACCAGCGTTTTACATTAGGCAATGGCGTAAATGTAACTGGTTTTGTAACTGCTGCCCTTCTAATGCCTTCACAGGCGTATCGCAAAGCATCAATTACGTGGTTCTTTTTGTCCTCAAGATGGGGCAGAATGCGCCCCGTCAATGGGTCTGATTTATAGCTGTACAGGCTTAATTCGTCAATGGTGTGTACGCAGCGAGGGTGAACCACGATGTCGTAGTTCTTGAGAAACTCGATGCCTTCTTCTACCGACTTTGGTCCTTTGACCGCTGTCATTATCTTAGGGAAGCCGTTGCGCTTCATGTGGCTGATGGTTTCAGGTCGGGCTGAGTCTGCCACGATAGGCCACTTCTCTGCCTCTGGCACTTGCATGAATAGTTCAGGCGTGTTGACAATCTCGCAGCCAACCATGTACGCCTCATAGTCAATGTAAAGCGTTCGCCCAATAATGTGGCAGCGCACCAATACGGTCGGGTCTACTGAGAACCCCCAATCAGCACCAAGCCTGTGGATAACTTCTGCTGGGGCTTCAAACTCATCAATTTTCCAGTTCCTAAATACCCTACTGTTACTGTTTCGCAGGTACTGACCCATCCAAACGTGCTGGTATTTGTCAGGGTCACGCCGCTTGTCGTACTCCATCTCGTCCTTCAGGACTTGCGGAAACCAAGGATTGTCACCAAAGTTGACCTTAATCACTGCGGCATCGGTTGGCGGCTCAGGGCCACGCAACAAGAAGTCCACGGGGTCGCTGTTCTGCCGAGGGTTCCACGTGAACCATAACTCGCTGTTAGGTTTGCGGATGGTGGGGCGCAGCAGGTCGAGGCTAGTCTGACTTAGGCTTTGTGCTTCCTCAACCCAAGCGCAGTCGTAACCTTCTAGCGATTTAATGCTGTCGGCTGTGTGGTTCTGCATCCCTTGGAAAATAATCATGCCATCGCCCTTACGGGACTTGATGACCGCATCTTGCACTTCAAAGTATGCGCCAGCGTTCATTGCCTCAATCTTTGTCTCCAGCAGCCGCTTCACGGATTGATTGAGTGACTTCTGTATCTCACGAACACAAACGCTTCTGCGCTTTTGGTCAAGAATGTGGCCTTCAATCATTAGTTCGGCAAAGGTGTGCGACTTACCCGAACCTCGACCACCCCATGCGCCCTTATAGCGACTGCCTTCCAGCAGCGGGAGTGCCCACTCAGGGGTTTGGATTTGCAGGGTTTTACCCATGCTTGACGATTACACGCTCGATTTTGGCAAACTCTAGGGGCGCACCGTCTGCTCCTGTCAATTCGTGCTTTTGGGTTTCTGCCCAGCGCATCTGTGTCTTGCTCCACCAAATAGCCGCAGTCGTGTCTCCAGCCATTACCTTTTGGAATAGGG